TTTATTCATTACTATTGTATCCGCTCACGATAAATGCAAACGGCTTTACGCGATAAATGCAAACATCACGTTTTTGCCATAGTGTCAGGCTTAACGGCGGCGAAGTAAGGGGAGATATTTAAACCCGGTTGAGGTAGGAGCAGGTGTTTCGACTGGCGGCGGCTCCGGCACTGCCGTTCCAGTCGCAGTTATGGTTAGAGGAGAGCCAGTCAACCCAGTGCTGGTTGCTGTCATAGTGTTCGATCCTGCCGCTGACCCAAGCGTCCAGCTACCTACCGTGGCGATTCCAGAGATATTCGTTATTGCAGATAGACCCGTCCCCGATCCGCCGCCTGTCGCTACTGCAAACGTAACGCTCACGCCGGACACTGGATTATCGCTGGCATCCCTGACTATCACGCTTGGATTAATCGCAACCGCCGTACTGACCGTTGCAGTTTGACTGTTTCCAGCATTCACCGCAATTTGTGTTGCCACAGGAGCCGATGGAGTTGTTTTTGTAAAATAAAACTCTACGTCATATCCGTGCGTCCCAGATGGTGAAGATCCCCATACTTGCCAGGTGCTACCATCGGTAGTGTATTGAGCATATCCGTCACTGAACATTGAACTCGCCGTAAATCCATAATTGGCATCTTTGCGAACAGGCTTCATTGCATAGGTCGTTCCGGAAGGCGCGGTTAATAATAAATGATAACTTGAGCCGTTTGTAAGAGTCCTATTAGAAGTCCAGGAGACTGAATGCCATTCGTAAACAGATGAAGATATTCCCGAAGCGGCGATAGTTTGAGTCTCTATTGTGCTGCCTGCGCCTGTTTCAAGAGCAATAGACAACGCACCGGTGCCCGATATTTTCTTAATCCACACATTGGCATTGATAGTTTCTTTGTCGCTGCCGGTAACCGTAAATTTTTCTCGAACCGCATTATTTCCGCCAATCGATGCATCAGATTCGGATTCCATATAACTCCACCCGGTGGAATGACCGTCAGTGTAGTAATACTCCATAATGGGAGTCTCACCATACGTATCGTCATTGGTCGTCCAGGTTGTATAGGGCGAGTTCGCGCGAAGCGACATCCAATCCGTGTTAGGAGCGAACGGTTGCTGCGGTGTTTCTATCAACTGTGGCCAGTTCGTAAAACAATTCAAAGCCGTGTAGTTTGCCGAAGGATTTGCATCGATATTTTGAAACACCACATGGTACAATGTACCGGAGTCTATTGTCGCCGGTGAATTGAATGTCAACAATGGAAAAGGCGTCTCCGCACTATTGACTGAATCTGCGATGTGATTTCTTTGCATCGATGCCATCCATCCAACGCAGGGCGTGTGATTAGATGTGCTGTCGTGTCTTAAAGATATTTGCCAGGTTCCACCATTGCCTAATCCATACCCACCCTGGGGCCTTGTATATGTTCGGCCCATAACATAAACGCGGATGCCCGACATCTGTCCGGTATATTTGGCTCTAAATCGGTATGACACCATCTCCGTGCCGTCAAGGTGAAATGGTGTCAAGTCAGTAACGTTCATCGCGGGACCGTAGACGCCACTGTTTGTCGATGGATAACTCCCCTGCGCAAGTGCAATTATCGGGATAAAAAATATTAAGAAATACTTTTTCATATTCACCTCAAGGCACGTATACCGTTATCGTTGAACCATTAGATAGCGTAATATCTCGCGTATGTAGTTGAACCGTTACAGCACCCCCTGACGAGTTCGCTATATACGCACTTGCTGTTGCTGGTGATGTGGCAGAAATTACGGGAACCGTGTGTAAGTTCCAGTCACCGCCAACATAGTCAGCTCCACTCGTTGCCGAGATTGCTGTGAATGGTGACGTATTATTAGCGACAACCAATCCGTGCAATGTTGAAACACCCGTACCTCCACTGATAGGCAGTAGTGCATTTGTCAAAGTTATTCCACCTGTAAAATCAACATTTCCTGCACTTGGCTTCATAGCCGTTCCACTAGAAAACAAAATAGAATCGCAGACAACCTTCCCAAATTTTGGTGATGTTGCTACGATATCATATTGATTGGAGAGCGTTAACGTTGCATTGTCGGTTGCTCCAACTGTGGGATTATAAACAGGAACGGGCAAGACTCCATTAACACCTTTTCCCAAAAAATTAAACACGAAAGGGGTTATAACTGTATCGGTAAATTTGATGATATAGACATCCATAAAATTAATTTTGCCATCTCTACTCATTCGAATGTCTGTTATCATTGGCAACCCGATATTATTGAATCTTGTTTGCACCAAATGAAAGGATGGCGCTTGAACCGGAAATGATGGATAAGCCGAAGAAGAATATTCAACTTCTCCTTCAATTACGTGGCTTGTAGCACTTCCAATAAATTCCATTCTTCCGCCCGACATTCCATGTCCAATACCACCAATAGAGTCTGCAATAAGCCTATACCATCCGGTTGCGGTTGGATAAAAGGAAATCTGTTTTGTGTCTGTGTAAGTCCTACTCCAACCGGTCGAACCCACGCCTGATTTTAAGAATAATCCTGGACTTTTAGTGGTGTCAGTGACCCATCTCGTAGAAAATATACTCCCCGGGTATGCCGAGATGCTATTTTCTGGAACATTCGCACCCCAGACAATTTTTGTTCCTGAGTCTATTACATTTATTTGAGCGGCGTTTGTACGCAATGAACCAGCGAGCACATCCAGTCTGTCTGCATTTGGAGTCTCATAATCAGTTATTCCACCAGTGAGCATGTTGCCAAATATCTGACCATAGAAAGCTCCGCTGCCAGATGCCACTATGGATCTTGTATAACCCGCATACCCGCTTTTGTGAAAGTAATTATTATCAATATTTATTATGATACCACCCTCATAATTCACTATGTTTATACAAATCGCTGTATCACCAACTGGCGGCAAAGGAGTAAATGCATTATTACTTATGATTGCGCCCGCCGCACCTCCATTTGGATTATGAATATTAACTCCATACTTCAACACACCATCAAAGATATTATGCGTTATCTGATATTGTGCACCAGACATATCGACAAATGCACTATCGCAGTAGTAAATGTGATTATACGCAATGTCCCAACCAAAACCCGGAACTTTTATTCCGAAATGCGACCTTGTCGGTGTATTTAAAGTAGTACCTGCAATAATACAATTCCTCACCCATGAATCAGTTGCATGCGAACCAGTTGCATAAATTGAAATACTGTCATCATTAAAAAAACAATTTTGAACTCCATTTTCAAAAACCGGATTGGCAACTCTGCCATCAAACCATATTCCCATTCCGGCGTTGTTGATTGCGCAATCGGTTATCTGACTTCTCATTGAGCATAAATAGATTGCTGCGCTATCAGTATTGTTACCATCGACGGTAAGTCCCATGATCTCAACACCGTGAACCGCCCACGTCGGATGAGCGGGATCGGCAGCGAGTGTGAGAAAATTTCCGTGAGTCCCTGTATACTTTAAGATTCCGCTTCTATCCGCATACGACTTTTTGCCCGATGCAACCAATCCGATATCTGGCCTGAGTGTTAGTTTTCCTGAGAGGAACGTTCCTTCAGGAAAATAAACAAACGAACCCGGATGATTTCCTGCGCTATCAATCGCTTTTTGAAGTGCAACCGTATTGACAGTTGTGCCAGGCTTTGCATTAAACGGATGCGCCGTAACGTCGAATATCCTTTGTCCCCACACCAATCCAGGCACAAACACGAACACTATCAGAAATAAAATCCTCTTCATACCAAATCCTCCTTCATAATTATAATGTCCGCATAAATAAAGCCGTCAGGCGAAGCCATCGAGCCGTCGCCGATCGACAAATGAAATGCTATGTTCAATCCGGATTGTACTGGATCGTCTGTTTGATAAATTCTCGCATCCTGATATGCCGAAGCGTTTGCAATTATCGTGACAAGAGACCTTGATAAATCAATCGAAGGTATTGCCCTGCCCGCACGTACTAATTTCCCGACGTTCGTTGTAAACAACTCAGGCGAATTCTCTACCTTCACCTTTTTTATTATGCATCCCAGCACAGAAGACATCACCGGCGATGCGGAATTGCTCCAAGCAAGATTTCCATTGCCATCGTTGTGCAGCCAGCCGATGCCATTCGGAATCGATAATTTTTCAGCGCTGGCAACTGGATTCGACGCGGCTTCCACAGCGAGTAGATCCGCAAAAGTAACACCGCATAATACTTGATCTCCGACATTTATAAATCGCCTTACATCACCCTCCGATTGCCTCTTCACTATAATTATTTTTGTTCCGACGCCGCTATCCCGCACAAGTAAAACGCGGGTAAGCTCTGCACTCACCGCAAGAGGCGGGACATTGGCCGGATAGACTGCAAGGTTGAACGGTGTTGCAGGCAGTTTAACATTATTATCGAACGAGACAATAAACTGAATACCTTTGTCAGGCGAACAGGGTTTTCGTTGAACTATCCCGTGTGCAGTATCGTATGGAACAGTCAGATTCATTAAGGGAGAATTATGACCAATATCCACGTTGAACTCAATATTCCATCTGCAGGAGCATGAGCTGTATCGCAAGAATAGATACCCAGCGGCCTTGTCCCCACACCGGCGTCATTGGTAAATATAGACGCGGAACCAAGTGCGGCGAAGGACGGACAAATTAAACAGAATGTTTTTCCTTCTTGAAAAACATCATGGGACGATGATAAATAATATCCGGTGTTGGCTCTTGTCCAGGTCGGAGTGAATCCAAGTGTGTTCGCCAGCACCGTAACGGACGGATTGTTTGTGCCGGTCTGAGACGCTTTTGCAAAATAAAATTTCTGAGCAAACTTTGCCAACGTAAGCAACCCATCCGGGATATTTCTTAAGCCGACTCCGTCATCCATGACCTCCAGTTCATTGCTTACGTTTAATCCAATCGAACTGCCATCGACAGCTTTCCCTGTGCCGCTTCCCAGAATTCTTCCGGCTACAATTGTCGATAAGGCATTTATCAACGCAACAACTTCTGTCTTTAAAAAATACAACGCTGAGTGTCCCGTTACCACATGTACCGCCTGCTGTGCTTCAAGAGCATTGCCCTGAGCGGCAAGAGCTGTATCGTTATTATTCCATTTTGCCCGCCCTTGATTGAGTGTATCGGAAGAGGCAACTTGTGCCGGTGTGACTGTCATAATATTATCTCCTAAAATTTTTAATTAAAATGAGAAAAAAGATCGTCTTCATAATCATCAAACGTAAAATGCCGATCACCCCAATAACCGTATGGCTGATTGAGCGGCGAATCGTATCTTTCCTTCGACCGGAATGTTATTTCAAGGTTCCTTGCAGCTTCAGCGACATCGCTGTCCTCGGTCGAGATCGTATCGTTCACATCCACGTCATAATATTCTGTCGTATTAAGAATATTCGGATAAAACTTACGGTCTGTAATCGCGACATCAAACAGATCACGCAGATTGTCGAGCAATACATAATCAACGGCTTCATAACTGATTGTGGCCTTGTAATAATATCCGCGCTGCTTGCGTGTCTTTAAGCCGGTGAACGGGTTTTTATATTCGACTTCATCCTGTTCCCATTCCTGCAGGAACGAAGCAAAGTCAGCCGGTGAAAATGTGTAGCTCTTTGCAACACCATTCAGTGTGTAAGCTAATTTCGGAGTCATGCGAATACTCTTCCTGTTATCTTTGATGTTTCATCAGCAAGATCATCTTCTATTTCCATCATAAGCGCATTCCGTCCCCGCACAACAATCGTTTCAAATGGATTGACGTTCAATAAATTTGAGTATAATACTTCGAGTTCCATATAGGGCGATACGAGCCGGTAGAAATGCCTCTTGCAATAATCTTCTATCGGTTCATTGATAGCCTCGTATCCTAATGAGAATTGAAAAAATGGAATACTTTGAAAAGGGAAAACTGCCGGGTATGAATCGCCATACATTCCACTTGGCACTCGCAGGTCGAGGCAGTTGTCAGGGACCGTAACTTTAATACCAGATTGAACTCCGCGAAGGCTGAAATGGTTATCGAGGCGGCTTTCAATGCGGCGGACTTTTCCGATCACGTCCATTGAAACTCCGCTGCTCGTATAAAATGCATAACAGTTATAATATTCCGAGCCGATCTTCACTCGGCATGGGAATAAAACGCAGTCATATTGCGGGTTCTTCGATGTCTCTTTATAACTCGCTATCGCTTCATCATATCCGGATCGGATTATGTTCGGCAATATCTGACGCGACAAAACATCAAGCCGGTTGAGCTTGGATGAATCGTCAAGATCGTTTGAGACGGAAAGAATTGCCCGATAGTGTTTTGCGAAGTCAAACCAATAATCTCGTACCGTATAATCGGGATTGTTGACTATAAAACCATACGAAGCATATCCGCTATCCGAGGGATTATTGTTTCCGTTATAACCCGGATCGTTCGATGCAAACTCAAAATCCGATGGAGTAAGATTTACCGCGCAGATTTGTCCATTGTGCAGATAATTAGATAACACCAAATCCAATGCATATTTTTGAGCGTCTATCAAAGGTTGTTTCGCAGCATCAAATATTTTCTTGGCAACGTGAAGCGCGGTGAACGAATACTCTTCCTTCTCCGGATCGTAATCGGCTCCTTCCGACTGGATGGTCCCGCGAAATTTGCAAATCTCCGGGCCGCTCGCGGGCACATCATTGATAACGATCGAGACTTCCTCGCCGCTTGTTACGGCCGCATAAATATCCGCTGCATCGACCGCACTGATATCGATATCGCCTGCGACAAGAGCATACTCATTCTCTTCATACCGGCGCGTGAGCTTCAGCGAGCGCGGCTTCAATTGAAATGTCCGCAAATCGGAATATGTAGCGATAGCGATCATAATGCGAGAGCAGCTCTATTGCGCTGCAGTTTTTTATCTGCCTTGTCATACTTGTTGAAATCTGTATCTGAATAAATGTTCACCTGCGGCACAAGCTTCTTGAGCTGCTTGCGCATCGCAATGAATTCCTTTTTCAGATCGATCATCCCGGAAGAACCGGATGTTATTACGGACCCGCCGACAGATCCTCCCGATGCTCGATGCATCACATCGATCTGCCCGGCGTTCATTGCCTCTAAGAATTTCCGATTCGGCTCTGCGACTTCTTTTCGGATAATAAATTCACCATTTGTCAGCAATGCAGGGACCTTGTCGATACCGGGATCGCCTGTCACAGATCCACCGCCTGCAAACTTCGGAATAATGCTATCCAACAATGCACCAATGGCAAGACCCGCAGCCGGTGCCAGCACAAGCGCAAGCGGACCTGTGGACGCAATAATCGATCCGATGTATGATGCTATAGCTTTTGCAATGAGACCCTTAATGGCATTGCGAATAACAGTAGCTTCTTGTTCTGCCAAACTCTTGCTCGAATCATATTCCATTATTCCGGACTCAATGGATTGTTTCGTTGTTTCGATGATCGCGATTCTCTTTGCCTCAAGTGCATCGACCGATTGTTTGTCGATATCGAGTTGATTTTTAGCGGTCTCCCGCTTTTTCTTGTCGGTCTCATTGAGATATAATATTTCATCAGCGGCTTGTTTTTTCTGTGCCGCACCAAGTTCCTTGGTTATATCGATAAGCGTGTCATTCGTTTTTTCTCTTTCCCTGATGCGCGCCTGGTCGATAGCTTTCTGTTTGAGATACTGCGCATTCTCAGCCTCGATCTCTCTTTTCCGCTGCGCATCTTTGCCGGTCACATCCGCGTCGACGCCGGTTGTTTTTTCTTTTGAACTATCCTTCGCCGCCTGAATGTCTTTGTTAATAGCGGCAATCTGTGCCCGCAACTCTTTCAGCTTATCAGGGTCCTTTACTGCCTGCATCTGCGCAGTGATGATTGACCGGTTGAACTCAAGAATCAATACCGTTGAATCTCTTTCGAGCTGTATTCTCTTCTTTGCAAACTCGGCTTCGATTTTCTGGCGTTCATCATCCGTCGTGGCATGAGCTAACTTTATTTTCTCCTGAGTGTTATATTCAATACTTATCAATTCTTTTGCGCGTTCGACATCCTTTATTTTCAGTTCGTCAGCCGACTTTTTACTTTCGAATACTCGATCGGCTTGGAGCTGTTTCAATTTGTTGTCGGCTTCTTTTTCCGCGTACCAGCGATCCGTCCAGTATTGCTTGTCCGATAATTTTCCCTGTTCGTTTTCTTCCTTCCAGGTTTGAATTTTGAGATCGCGCTCATTGAGAATGATCGCCTTGCTCTTTTCATAGCCATCAAGCTGAGCTGCAATGTTGAGTTTCTGTTCCTGCAACTTTTCCATCGGAGTTTGGCCAATGGAGTCAACCGACAGCTTATTCACCTCGCGTAATGCTTTTGCAGACTCGTAAGCCTCTTTGTTTTTATCTTTGAAGTCCCCGAGAAGTTCAACGGTCCTTTCCAGCTTGTCCATATCAGCTTGTGTCCAGCCGATCGGCAGTGGAATTGATTTGAATGAATATGCCATGAGCTGAGCATTCATTTTCGCGTACGTCGAACTCACGCGATCCATCAATTGAATTTGATCTTCAGGTGCCAGCGATTTGAATCTATCCGCGTATGCTTTCAAACCTTGATCCGCTGCATCCTGTGCCGCCTTACTTGTTTTACCCAAAAGTTCCGGAAGATATTGCAACGCAGTTACCAACAGCATCAGTCCGAGCATAATACCGCCCGGGCCCATGATGGAATTCTTAAGTGTTGTGCCGAGCGAGACACCCGCTTCTTCGGATCGATTTACAATGCTATCCAATCCATAGCCTAGCAAACCGAGGTTGCTCGCAAGCGCCTGGCTGCCTCCGGAGAAATCCAACTGCATCATTGTTGCATTGCGCATCACCTCGCCCAGGGTATGGAACGTGCGATGCGATAGTTCAACTTTCTTGGTGGTATTATCGTGTGCCTGACCAACCGCGTTTGTATTGACGATGGACTGCTGAGTCGTAACGCCGACATTCTTCAGGCTTGCATTTATCGCGTCCATTGCCTGCGCAACGTTCGGCGGATCGATATTAAATTTTATTAAAAAGGTTGTCGCGTTACCCATATTCTCTTTCTATTCCCCTCCTTACCAAGGAGGGGATGAAGGGGTGGTTATGATTTTATTCTAACTCCATCCATTCCTTATTAAGTAAATCCACATACCGTTGATACATCGCCAGCTTCACATCTTCTTCATTCATTTGCCAGATCGTATCCTGCTTGCTCACATCGCCTCCGCATAAACGGTACACGATCCGCGTGTAGTCATCGCATTCAGGTTCAATAAGATTCTCATTGGTTAGCTTTCGCTTGTCCCGTTCGTACTTGATTGCGGTTTCTCGCTCTGCGCATCCTTCATAAAGCCGAGCGATGCGTTGCTCAAGGTCGGCCGACTGGATAAAAAATCCTGCAGCACCTCTTGCTGCGTTGCCTCATCGATATCAAGCATTGCCTCTATGTTCTTATCCATGCAGGCAGGGTCCCATTTTTCACCGGCAGGAGTCAGTATCGCAGCGAGGAATTTCTCAAAACTTTTATCATCTGTGACAACGATCGATTCAAGATCAATATTAATTCCGAACGCCTTTTGTATTTCCTCTTTGGCATAACCTTCGCCAAGGACCGAAGCCAACTCTTCCGAGTTCTTCTCCGGAGCGGAGAGCAACACCCGCAGTTTGTTTATTTTCTCCAATCCCTCCGTAACCGTATTCTGAATCAACGCCATCAGTTTCTTTTGCACCGGCGCCGCGAGTTGCCGCTGTCGCAGCGTCAACGGCTGCATTTCAAATTCTTTTCCGCCTATCGAATATTTTTTCATACCGTCTCCGTTTATTTATAAAAAAGCCGATGAGCGTTTTGCTCGTCGGCTCATGTGAGTTACTTCCTTATGCGATTGCAATTAACTGCCGGCCCCGAGCGCAGCATCGAGCAGCGTGTATACTTCTGCTTCATCATACGCAGGCTTCTCGCTGTGCAGCTTGATCGATGAGATATCGCCGACATTTAATTCACCGCTGATGTGCAAACGGTAATTCGGCAGGATGATGATCGGGTTTTCAGCGCCGACCGTTCCGACCGGCGTGCACAGGAGCGAAACGTTCAAGCCGCGCATTTCCTGCAGGTCCGTCAGCGTCTGCGCTGTGGTTACATCCAGCGAGGATGTTTCGATCTTCGCAGTGATCTCAAGCGCGACCTTGCCGCGCTGAGTCTCAACGCTGTTCTGGTCCCACGCTACCTTGACGAACGGCTTTCCTTTCAGATCGCCGATGTCCGTCGCGTCGGCCCATGATGCAGCGAGCGTCAGATCCACTGCATCCACAACGTCATGCTGCAAAACTTTTACGGAACCTAATATCGATTTCAGAACACCCATGATGTTTCCTTTCGAATTTTATGTGAGCGCAGTCGCGCGTAATGTATAGATATCGGTTTCATCGTATGCCGGTTTCTCACCCGACATTTTGATAGACGATATATCGCCCAGGTTCAGTTCACCGCTCAAGAGGAGCGGGAAGTTCCTCACGATCACAATCGGATTTGCCGCGCTGAGTGTTCCGACTGGCGTGCACAACAGCGAAACGTTTTTACCGCGCATTCCCTTCAACGCTGTCAGCGTTGCAGCCGTTGTGATATCCAGCGTGGATGTTTCGAACTTCGCAGCGAGCTCCAAGGGGATCGGTCCGGATTGCGACGGCACATTCTGCTGGTCCCACGTGACCTTCACGAATGGCTTTCCTTTCAGATCGCCGATGTCCGTTGCCGCAGCCCATGATGCTGCGAGTGTAAGGTTTGTCGCAATTGCATTCTGCACAATTTTTACAGAACCTAATATCGATTTAAAAGCACCCATGAGAATTCCTTCCTAATAATATTATTGTTTGACTTCCGCTGTAGCCGATGACGTTGACGTCGGTGCATCCATTGGCTGCTCATTCTTTTTGCTGATAACCTTTAGTCCCTGCGTCAAGCCCATAGCGGCGAGCATCGCTGCAAGGTAGAGGAGAATGTATTCCTCGTGATACCAAAGCACGTAAAGAAAACCGTATGCGATCGCCGGAGAGAATAACGCATTTGCAAATAGCTGATTGATGCGCGTCGAGCTGGCATGTCCGTTGTCTTCGCTCAAGCCGTCCTTCATGAACGACCAGAACGATTTTATGTTGATAGAGAGATTTATTTTTTTCACGATAAACAGAGTCGCAATCACCGTTAGAATAATGACGACAAGCATCGCAATCGTTACTGTCATCGTTTCGATATCAATTCCAAATACGTTCATTTCCTATTCCTCAGACTGTCGTGTAATGTGTCAAGCCGTTTTCGTGTGTCGCGCGTAACTTCTGCCCGCGTGGATTACTCCTATAACTTATGTGCACCCACTGATTGAACTCCTGGATGATCTGATCGAACGGCAGAAACACTTTTTCAGTCGCAAATAAAAACAACTCTTCTGCTGTCATACCGCTTACGTGAATATCCGCTGCCTGTCCAAACACATGCTGACTTGTTGTTGAGCCGCCGACTAATTTATTGATTTCAGGTGATCGATAACCGCTCGTGATACCCACGGGCCGGCAAAGGGCAGATCGCAAAGGTTCTAATATTTCACTGCACAATGTTTTTAAGTTTTCGATTTCACGATCGTTCGGATCATTAGCCTTACCAAGCCGGGCGCCGGTTTCGGAGATCGTCATTTCTTCAAGTGTAAAGTGTTCTGATAATTTCACGGCTTTCCCTTCTTCGCTGACCATCGTTGTCTCTTGTTCCTCAGTATTGCGAGTTTAAAATTCAGTTCCGGACTTCTCGGTATCATTTTGCAAAACACTGCATGCAGCATATCCGCCATCGACAATGCACCTTTCAATTCTTCCGGTTTCATCATATCCAGCACCCGTACGATTGCGTCCTTGTCTGCATCAATGTTTTCGGGTCGAGGGCAATCTTTTGAGTCTTCACTCACTTTGTCCTTTTTACAGCAGTATCAATGCGATCTCGAATATATTTTATATCGTCTCTGACCGGTTGGACTGCACTGCTTATCGTGGAATTTAATTCCTCACGCGTCACACGTGAACTGATAAATGCAAAGAACGCTACCAGTCCGCCAAGTAAACCGAGAATGCAAAATGCGAGCGATAAGGGATCGAGACTCATAAGTATTTCCTTTTTCCATTTACCATTTCCCCACTCTAATCCCGTGGTTATTAATTAGACCACGTAACAGTTAGTTTTGCAGCTGCCGGGGCATAAGTGCCATAATCGATAGTACTTCTTGCAGCACTCGCTGTTGAACCATTATTTGCAATAAATAAAGTTATGTTTTGACCGACACCCCATCCAGCTAAATTCACAATTTCCTGAATTACTGCTTTAATCTCAGGGCTATCAAACCATGCCAATGTTGACCAATATGATGTCCAATGCGGTATAGTCCAGTCTACAAGAGCATTACTTCTTGTTCTTCCTGCAAAATTTGCATAATCAGAAAATGTTGCAGGTGTAGCACTCTCTTCTGCCTTAATACGCACATTCGCATTGTCAGCAGTATAATCACCTCCAGAAGTACAGCTAATATGAGCGGAAACAATCGTCGCACTCTTTGGCGTATTCAATCCCAAGAATCGGAAACCACTTTCAGCCGGAGTACTTATATCTGCAAGATAAAGAGCGTTTGTGGCATAACTGTTACTCCAACCGGGAACCACACAAGCATTGTCTGTTGTAGCTACTATCTGAATAGTTTGGGTTGTTGTATTAGGTGGTAAAGTCTCATCTGGTAAATCTACTATGTAAAATATATAATTTGTTACATCCCCATAAAATGTTTTTCCTGATACAACATTACCTAAAGAACTGCTCAAACCAACACGCATGTTCGTGGTAGTGTTGTTGTTATAGAAAACTTTATTCGCCACATCCGTAAATGTATTCCCTGTTCCCGAAGCATACATTATCCCACTCGCACCAGAACCAGATGATAACCCAAAAACATATTTCGGAGTTACAAACTGACAGGTATCTATTCTCATGTGCATCGTTGCACTATTGAATACACCAGCAGAACTAAAAGAAAGTAATCGTTCAAGTGAAATAAAACTTGATTGGTTTATATATGTGGAATCCCATTGGCTTGCATTCGAATTATAAATAAACTGTGACGTTGCTGTTGTAGATGTAAATGTTGAATTGACTATTCGCAATGAATCTGACGTTACCGCTCCATAAGAATATAAAAGAACTCCGTTTCCCGCCACATTGATATTGCACCCATTAATTATTAGTCTATGTGTCGATGCATGGGTTGTGGAAAATACGGCTTGGAGAAAGAAACTTGCTTGAGTTCCTAATGGATTATTTATAATAGCGTTGCAATTTCTAAATTCACACGTTCCAAGATATCCATCTGAAATAGAAAAGAATTTCGTTCCCGAATAATCAACACCACTATTTGGAATCCAAGAACATCCGTCAAAAAGAATATATTCAATTAAACTTCTATGAGTTGGTTCTACAATCAATGCTTCTTGATAACCATAAGCGAATGTTTGAGGATTCGTGGAACTGCAATTCTTAAATGTAACACCTGTGATATTGGATGAATAACTTGCAGTACTCGATACCACTCTCCACTTAATTCCATCCGCCCCCGTCAAAGTATCGCTTGTGTGTGTGGGGGCAACACTCGCAGTAAGTGTTCCAGTGTTTACTTTTCGGTAGACTCTTCCAGCATTGACACACATGTCTCCTGCATTTGTTGCACCATATTGCCGTCCGGTTGTCCAATCATCCCAAGCCGAAGCAATCATTCTGCATCCAAAGCCTGCCGATGATGTCCAATTCTCAATTGTTATATTTTCGGTGTTACCTACACCTGGGTCAAATCCATACCACCCTTCTCCAATAAATATAGCGTCATCGCCTGTGTTGGAATGATAGTTTCTAAGAGTAATGTTTTTAGAATGAATAATGTCTATTCCGTCTTTACTGTAATTCTGTAAATCTATTTCAGAAATCACACCGACGTTACAATCTATCATCTCAAAGAAATATTGTTCATATCCTGCTGTGTTATCATTGACTGTAATTCCGCTTACATTAAAATTACTAACTCGGTATAAACATATTTCTGCACTAACAAATGGAATACGAGTTCCGCCCGATTTACTATCCATGCCATTAAAATTGATGTTCAATCCATTTCCAATGATGTTAATATTGGAGTCGCTTACCCCTGTGATCGCACCCTTATTCACAAAAAGATTGGTGAAATATGTCGAAGCACCTGTTTGAACTTTTCGCAATGTAACCCCAGGACAGAATCTCAAGGTTGTATTGCTTGGAATGAATAAAGTACTGTCAATATCGTATTGACCTGATTTACCAATCTTTATAGTTCCACCTAAATTTAAGGCTGTTTGTAATGCTTGCCGATTGAGCAATCCAGAATTTACCGTATTGAAGCCTGATGGATTGATATTTTGACTCTTATGCTTCATCGGTTGCGGAATATTACTTTGCCCGAATACAAAACAAACTGGGCTTATCAAAATCAATATAAATGCTGCTTGCTTCACGGTGTTACTACCTCTTGCCAAACTTTAAGTTTGATTCTTATATACCCATTGAGTGCCGGTGTGTATGCGGTCACTGCTACAAGCTTTCCAAATATATCCTTGCTTGTGGATGCACAATTGGCAATCTCGTCTATTCCAGTTACGAAATCCCAAGTTCCGGTGCTTCCCGTTCCTACTGCGTCGCCTTTCAGTGTGAATGGAATCTCGGCAACTCGATAATTGAATCCGCCGCTTGCCCATACATTCTGAGCGTTATCGGCGATCTTCGCAATCTTTGTTGTGTCATTATTCAAGATCAATTCTATTGTTGCCTTGCATAACGAATCACCATTTGTCTGAACATTCTCTAGAATAAACTTTCCGCCGTTCGTTGCTGCTACACCGGTAAACTTCAACCAATTCTGTGTTGAATTTGTTAATACGGTATTTGCCGCATGGGATGTTGAGGAAGCTATCTGAACCGAGTCTGTGACGTAGGCAAGTTTATAATACGCACCACTTACATTCGTATTCTGCCTTCCAACACTCTTTCCCTGTGCAGACGCAGCCATCGATAAAATAATCATTGCAAGTAATATGACGATCGTCTTTTTCATGTAATCCTCTATTCGTAGACCTGCACAGTGACTTTCGTTCCGCTCACACTTGCATCGATCGCAAGTTGACTGCTGTCATAATTCACTTCATACTGTCCATTCACACCCGTTCCGATCATACTGCCGACAGGCGGCGTGGATAAAGCATCCACCGATGCCAGCAATCCGACCATCACGATACGCGTATCATCAGCAGGATAATTATTCGCAACAACAACCGCTGCAGCTTTTCTGTAAGCTGTGATCGGCACCGGTGTACCGGCAGTTACAACCGTCAATTCAAATTCATGTGCGAGTTTCATTTATTTCCTCTTCTCGTTTTCAAATATCCCGCCGCTGCATTGCTGCATACGGCGGGACGGACGGCGGCGGTGGAGCAAATTAATTCGATGTCGTGTCATGCTGCGCAGTGACAGTCCCGGCAGTATTGACATGCAGCTTCCAACTCTTCCTGTCGGAGCTTTTTAATATTGGCGAATGCATGGAATCGGAATACCAGAATGATCCCGTGATCGCAGATCCCGCCTTGTCGGCTTTGTCCGCAGCCATCGTTGGAGTATAGACTGCTTTTACTCCGGGCGTTGCCGATGTATCTTTTCGATTCCACTTTGCGACCAATGAGTCCGGTAATCCTTTGACAATGGCTTGTAGAAATTTCTCGGATGGTTTTATAACGGCCGTGCCGGATGAATCATAAATGCAAATGTCGTTCAGGATTCTCGCATCCCAATAAAAGTTTGATTTCGGAGTTGCAAATACTTTTCGATAGACATGGGTCGGAGCCCCCGAGACTGTGTCCGTGACTCGTATATACTTGTCAATCAAGGTGACAGTCTGCCTGTCTTGTCCCGCTGCGGTCATAGCTGTGAATCTCGCAATGCTTGTCCAATTGACGGCATCGGGAGAAGTCTGAACGTTCGTCACAATCGTTCCGCCTGATGTGATCGTATCTACCTGCAGCCAGAAAATAACATTGCTCACGGAGCCCGGGAAATAATATTGCGATACAAACGAATCGATAGCAGCGGTAAGCGATCGCGCAGGCACAACGGAGAACGTTGTATAATTGCTCGATCCGTCGAGGGGCGGACGCTTGTTCGGCGTCCCGGCAAACGAAACAAATAATACCGTCAGAATAGTCAAGAGAAAGATTGAAGAACTAAATACTCGTTTCATCGTCTCAGCTCCATTTTATATTTTGATATTCCGCTTAAAATTTCCCCTCCTTACTAAGGAGGGGATTAAGGGGAGGTTGTTTTTCAATTACGACTTAGAGCAGCCGGATACCTTCCATCCGCTGCGCAGCATAAGCGCTCAAGAGCGCCATGTCGATATCCATTTCCACGTTGGTCACATATTGCGAACCAACAAGGCCGTAATTATCGACAGCCAGGCCGACGTTTGTCGCCAGTGTGGTATCGATCTTCTCGCCGAACTTCACAGCGTAGATCGACGTGCAGTCCGTGGACTCTCCCTTGGTCTCGGTGCTCGTGATAATCTGCGTTGAGTTATCCTTCGCACGTCGCGTGTTGATAACCGGAACGCCTTTGTAGCGTGTCAGCACGAGCGAGGTCACATTATCGATGGTCGTGAGAACGATGAAGTCCCTCGCGATTGCTTCGATGTAACTCTTTGCATCGGAGTTCATCAGTAAGCAGGATGGATTTACGGTGTCGATCAACAGATCGAGCGCTTTCAAAAACTTTTGCTGCGAACGTTTCGCATTGTCGCTATTGCCGAGCACAACGGCATCGCCATCGGCTCCGTCTTCGATGCTCACTAATTTCGTGGCTGTGCAAACCGCTTTCAAGCCGTTGAACTGCGTCGCACTTACAGCGCCGTTCACGAACAAATTTACAAAATGCCGGGCGAAGGAACGCGAGAACGCTTTCAACTGGCGCAAACGTTCGCTTTCGATCCCTGCGCCTGCAGGGCCGAACCGGCGTTCGTACGCTTTATCGGTCATGATCTTATCGCCGATAATTTTCAACGCAATGGAATCGAGAGAAGGCGCTGTTGCGTTTCCGGCGAAATCACTATTGATCGCGCGTTCCGTGCCGCCTGTCTGCGTGGACGCCTTAATCGGCGTATCGGCAGAGCCGCCCATCTGATAGAATTCAGCGAATTCGAAGATCGGCGTTTCAAGCCGCATCTCGTTTGCTACAATCGCGCGCAACGCTGGATCTGAATTGTTGCCTTGCTGTCCGTCTGCACCGGCTAACTCGAATAATTTCATAACCTATTCTCCAAATTGTTTTTAAAATTTTATATTGAATTAATTAGTGCTTGGCGCTGTGAAAGCCGCAATCGCCTGCGAATCAAAACTTCCCTTGTTATCGACGTAATTTTTTAACGACGTATTTTTCTCACCTGCATCGGCACCTGTCTTGTTCTCTGTAGTTTTTGTTTGCCTGGAAGCCGGATGCACCGATAAAGCATCGATCACTTTCATGGTCGCATCGGGAGCTGCATCATAGAGAGCTTCATACTTTTCTTTCCACTCTGCAGGCGATAATTTTTTATCCGTCTCCGTGACCTTCTTGATGTAGTCGGCTTTCTTCTGCGCCTGTTCAGCCTTGATGCGATTCTGCATTGCCGTCTCCGCTTCGGACGCACGCTGCTCTTGTTTCAACAGCATATCCTTCAGCGTTTTAATTTCAGCGAGAGCCACAACAACTTCATTGGGGAGTGTGACTTGCTGTGCATCTTCTTTCTTTGCAGGTTCAGCAGGTTGTTTCGCAGCTTCCGCTTCAAGTGCTGCGATCTTTGCTTCCACTTCTGTTTTTTTCGCAGCATCGAGTGTCACCGATGCGAGGAACGATTTCAATTCTAAAATCAATTTTTGCAGGTTCATCTTTTTTCCTTTTCCTTTTTCCGTCTACCATCTACCAAATTTCTGTATCAATATAATTTCTTCGAATAACCCGTGATGTCCATTAGTACCTATAGCCATCTCAGCATAAATTATTTTTTTATGTTAGAACTGAACGATAAGGAGTCTCTATGTCGCACTTTACATCAAAAGAAAAACTGAAAGCATTCCTCAATGCCGATCAGGTGACAGCGCTCTTCTCGAAAATTCCTACAGAAGAACAGGATCAGCATTTCACATACACCGATTCAAAAATAACGGCAAAGACCGGCGTTGCTCCTGCAGAGACAAACCATGCAATCCTTGTCAGCATTGCAAGCCGGATCGTTATCTGGTTTCTTTCCGGTGCACAACAGTGGAACGTCGATAATAAACCGGAACTGGACAGGCGGGAAAAATTATATACCGCTGCGCTCAGCGAACTTGATGCGCTAACTCCACAAGACATAGGTGTCGAGTCAAGTGATAATAATGTCGGCCCGGCGTTTCATGCATCGCATCGCAGAGTGAGGAGTTGGTAATGTCGAACGGAATCTCAACCTTGTGGCAGGGAATCGTTGACGAGCTCAACGACAACAAAGATGATCTCGGTATCGGTGTTCCCGGTGCAATAGATGATCCGGAAGATGATGGAGTGCCGGGAGCTGAACGCGCATCGACTGGCAAGGTAACAACACTCATGCCGCCATCGGCTGCCGTGTGGCTCGTGCCTGGTCAACCGACCTTGGTATCACAGAAGGGCAATGTGCGTATACCACTCGATGTATTTATTTACTGCATCGCTGCACCGACCAATACCGAAGCGGATGCTGTGGATGCTGCGCTCACTATCGCCGGAAATATTTTATCGTATCTCACGAATAAAGAAATCGAAGGCACGGTCCTTACACAGCCGGACAATGACCCGCCGCTCGAAATCGTTGAGCGATCCAGCACCGGCGCCATCGCAGGCGTTCTCCTAAAAGCAGAGGTAACCTTATGAGCGATAAGAAATACAAATCACAGCCATCGACAAAAACCAAGCGCGAATGGCTAAACCTTTATTTCGAAGACAAGCGCAGCGTCAAAGCCATCGCCGACGATTATGGTTATCCCGAATACACCGTCTATCGCGTACTGAAGAAAATGGACCCGGAGAAGATGGAACGCTCCGATAAAGGCCAGACACACAAAACGCCGATTATCGATGTGGACTTTGACAAGCTTGCTCTCGAAGGCGAATCACCTGAGACACAGCTCGGAATGATGATTCAGGAATCTATACGCGGAATCTCGCAAAAGAAAAAACTGACGGTCGGCCAGTTATTGCTCTACACGAATCAGCTCACCGGCGCTCTGAAAAAACTCCGTTCCGTGCAGTTCGGACAAATGGCAAAGAACCTTGATGTGAAAATAGTTGAACGTCTCATCCGCCGGTACGAACCCGAGGCAAGCGCAATGCGCATCATCGAGGTAACGAAGGAAGTCATCGCAGAAGCGAAAGCGGACAAAAACGCATGAAAGAATTTTCAGTTATAGAACAGCAGGTTGACGAGCAGGAACGCAAGCTCATTGAAGATGCTGCGTTTGGCAAAGGCCTGAAATCTCTACCTGCCGACTGGGACCGGAACCGCGAGAAGCGTATCAAGAAGGCAAGCAAGAGCTTTTTTTATTTTGCGATGGAATATTTTCCGCAATGGTTCACGTTTGCATTTTGCATCGTGCACGTCAAGATGCTGGCCGCTGCCCTGAGCAATGACAGGAAAATACATCTCATCGCTGCCGAGCGCGGTATCGGTAAAACGCGATTCTTCCGTGTCTTCAAAGTGTGGTGCGCATGCTTCGGTATCAAGCATCATTACTCCAAAGCCAGCGACACGTTGGACCTTGTGGAAAAGGATTTCCGGTACGTGCGCGATATTATCAAATTCAATCCAAAGATATCTTCTGACTTCGGCAAAATAATCGATGATGCATGGGACACGCTGCACTCGTTTCGCATACTGCCGCACAAGTATAATCCGGAGGGAACGACATTCGTCGCGCATAGTTACACGGTAACACCGCGCGGCGAGTTGGGCGATACGCGCGTGGACTTTGAAGAGTTTGACGACTTTGAAGATTTCAGCACGTCCATCAATTCGGAAATTAGTAAATCGAAGCTCGACGTGATCGAGCGTGACTTTCATCCAGCTCTCACCGAAACGGGCTGCGCTGTGTATCTGGGAAATAATGCGCGCACGACGTGCCTGATAAACATCCTGGAGGAAATGTCGCACACGGATCGCACTGCGCAGCATCCCGCCTTTATCGTTTCCATCTTCGATGCGTGGGATGAAAAGAATTCACGCGCACTATGGTATCAACGCTATCCGTACAAAACGGAAGATGAGATGCGTCTCGCTTTGCAATTATCGGTGAGCGTATGGAATGCGGAATACCGCCAGAAGCCGTCGCCTCCGGAAGGCGCTCGATTCCTGTTGAAGCACTGGGTCACGTATAAAACCACTCCGAAGGATGCTGTCGGAATCATCTTCTGCGATCCGGCTTTCGGCGAGACATCGGATTTTAAAACACTCGTCGTACTGCTCTATTCTCCATCGATGAAAAAGTTTATCGTTCCCGCCGCATTCGTTCGCCGCTGCGGATGGGAGGAATATTTTCTGGCGATGTATGAAGTCTATAATCTTTTCCGATCGCATTTATTATTTATCGGATGGGAAAGCAACTTCGCACAGGCACAGTATCTGGAGTTTCGGAAAATATATATTTCCACACGCAACCTGCCCGAGCTTCCGATCCGTCACATAGAAGTTGAAGGGGAGAAGTTCTGGCGCATCGAGCAGCTTGAGACGCCGTACTCACTCGGAAGTATTCTATTCATTGAAACATTTTTGCAAACGCGGGACGGTATCGAAGCGCAGTCACAGCTCATCGGATACATCGGAAAGAAAACAGCATCGAAGCGCGTTGACTTTTGCGATGCGCTTGCCTCCGCATACAAACAAGTATGGCCGATAGCCATGCGCGGCGGATCGAACGACACAAGTATTCTCACTGGCGGCAAACGCCATTCGTCTGAAAGGTACTGATTATGCAATACTCTTATGCACCGCTTTCCCGCAGGCTCTTCGTCACCATCAAAGAATACAACCGGGCATTTCGCCTGATCGAGATGATCGAGAATGCGGACCCGCGCCCGATGCTTGCAATTATGGCGCGCTTCATGGAAGCAAACAGCCGCGTCGGAGGACTTGTGAGATCCGCGCACGATGCTGTGACCGGATTTCCGTGGGATATTGTTCCGAGCGATCCTAAGAACAATGCAGCCGTCGCAATCGCAGCAGCTACAAAGGAACGTTTCGTCAGTTCCGGAGTGCATCACAACTTCGATGTGATCATGGACGGAGAGTTTTACGGAGTCACCGCGTTACGACAAATCTGGAACAACGTCAACGGCAAGATGCAGGCAGATCTCGATGTCGTTGCATCGACGGATTTATTTCGAAAGAAAAACGACAAGGGAAAGTTTGATGTCGTGCTGATCGAGAATAGCGATACGACATTCAAGACAACGCTGATCCCGCCTGCAGAGCGCGTGCAGTATATTATTTCAGAGTTCAACCCGTTCAAGTCCACGCGCCCCGGATTCATCGGCGGTATTCTCCGCTCGGCTATCCCGCTGACGATCATCAAGAACTTCTCCTGGCAGGACTGGTCGCAGTTCGTAGAGATCTTCGGCCAGCCGTTCCGCACAGCAGAATACAAAGCGGGCACGTCGAATGAAGACAAGGCGGTTGCACGAGAAGCGCTGGAGGAGTTCGGCAAGAACGCATGGGCGCTTGTGAGCGAGGATATAAAATTCCAGTTGCAGGAAGCCGCACGCAGCGGAAATGTTACCGCATACGAGAACCTGCAAAAAGCAATTGATTCAGAATTGGATATACTTATCAACGGCGAAGCAAACACGACACAGCTTCCGACGCAGGGAGGCAGCCGCGCGGCATTACAAGTGATGAAACTCATCACCGACGATAGAATGTGGTGGAGACTAAATAACGTTGAAGAAATTATAAACGAGCAGCACATCAATATCGATTATCGTTTGAATGAAAGCGAAACCGATCTTACGCTGCGCCCGAAGTTTAAATTCCTCACCGATGAAGCGGAAGACCGTGAATCGAATGCTCGCATTGTTTCAGATCTTACAACGTGCGGATTTACTCTTGACGATGCCGAGGTCACCGCAAAAACAGGATTCAAAGTAACCGGCGCCAACAGCCGACCCGCAACCGGAGCTCCATCACCAACCGGAGGAACTCCAGCCTAACTTTCTCCCCCTTACCAAGGGGGAGATGAAGAGGGGGTTTTTTTTATGCCAGCCAACAACGATATACTTTCCCGCATCCTCGGTGATGCCGTGCTGCTGAAACTTGGCGAGAAAGTTCTCGCCATCATTCAAGCGCGCACACTGCGCGGAGAATTTCTTCCCGGTTCAACATCGAAAGGATACAGCACCAAATCTGCCGGTATGCCATACGGCGGACTTGTCGCGCGAATTGGAAATGGAAAAGCCGCAGCATTCCTAAAGACCATCAAGGATGGCGGCGCCGATAAAGTATACACGAACGGCAAGAGCGGCAAGATGTGGATCACACTTTCAGGCGGATATAAACAACTGCGAGAACTTGGCGGACGCGAAACGGATCGCGTCACTCTTAACTGGACCGGACAAATGTTGAGCGCATTAAAATCTCGTGTAGGGGCGAATAACAATTCGCCCACCGTTGAAATGTATTTCACAAACTCGGAAGCGGATCGGATTGCAGGATTCCATGAACAGGGAGCAGGCAGAAATAGAATCAAGCGCATCTTCATGGGATTATCGCAGCAGGAACAAGCACCGCTTGAATCATGGCTTGGCGAGGAAATTGCAAAGAAAATTCAGTTTATACTACCCGATTCTAAATAACAAAAAACCCCTCTTTTGAGGGGTTGTGTTTTCTAAAAAATGCTTTTACGATGCGCACCATTACCGTTAAAATCGTTCGCATTTGTTCGCAACTATTAAGGCGTAGTTTGATACTCTTTTGCTATTTCCATGCCTATAATGCGAATTTCTTCATGTGTCCTTCTCTCCCTCAGAAGTCGTTTTTTTATCTCTCCGGCTTTCACCATAAGATCAACTTCCCATGGTGCGACAGTTCCGGACATGCGCTTTGCAAGCTCGTGATCAATCTTAAAATCTTTCCCTTTTAAAAAATCTGAGAGAGTTCCTTTTGAGATCTGCCAGGTACGTGCGAGATCCGACAACGACATTGATCTTTGGTCTTGAAGATACTTTTTTATTTTCCTGCGAATTTGTGAATTTTGTTTTGTCATACCGTCCTCTCTTTCTTTTACTGAACACACCAGCCGAGTTTTTCTCGGCTGGTGTACAGAATTATTTTTAGCCGGAGCCGGAGCCGTCGCCGGAGCCGGAGCCGTCGCCGTAGCCGGAGCCGTCGCCGTAGCCGGAGCCGGAGCCGTAGCCGTAGCCGGAGCCGGAGCCGTCGCCGTAGCCGGAGCCGGAGCCGTAGCCGGAGCCGTAGCCGGAGCCGTCGCCGTAGCCGGAGCCGGAGCCGGAGCCGGAGCCGGAGCCGGAGCCGTCGCCGGAGCCGTAGCCGGAGCTGGAGCCGGAGCCGTCGCCGGAGCCGGAGTTCTTTACATTTTCCATGATGGGACGCCTTCAATATTCGCTTGCGCCTGTTCTGTGCAAGGAATAATCTCTATCGCTTCGGTTAATTCTACGGTATCAACCGGAACGCTGAACTTGCATTCTTTTGGAGCCTTTACACCTTCCATTGCTAACTGTGAAAGCGATGCAGCACCGCGCCAAAACCAAAGGCGAATCGCTTTCTGTAAAACGACGTGCTTGCCGTCTGTACTTTTTGAATAAATATATCCGGCGAATACTCCCGCTGAATAAGTTCTTACGATACAGAATCTGCTCTTCTGTGGCATAACCACCTCCGTTTATTAATTGATTGTGATTTAATTACGGTAGCATAGATACCCATACTGCCGTTTGTAAAATCATTTTCCTGCCGGTCGTTTGTCGAGTTGCTTTTCCGCAATCATCGCCTCAACGTCTTCGATGTGCAGACAGTCAACGAGGCATGCACTTGTTACCGATTGCTGAATCGGAGCAACTGCGCCGTTGCAATAATCGTTTCCGGCTGTTGCGCTGTGCAATACTCCGACCGCTGTAACTTTTCCTGCGAAGTCAAGTTGAATAATCTTGTCTCCGTTTTTCGCTTCACGTCCATTTCGATAATGCATAAATCTCCTTTCTTTAGTTTATTGTTTTATTTGTGCATCGTATATCTCGATGCTTCGCCTAATACGATTCGATCTTCTTCAATATTCGTATCTGGTTTTATCATGCGCGCCATAACACTCCAAAACTTATCACTATGGTCATTTGCCTTTAGCCGTTTTGGATTCTTTGATGCATTATATCGATCCGCATCTTTTGCACGCGCGATAAGCGAACACTTTGGGCAATACTTTATCCGGCATGGTGCACCGCAATACGCACATTTATTTTTGAATTCTGATTTCATTTGCATTTATAGTGTCTGATAAATATTTGCCCGAAGCGTTGCATACTGTAATCAAAAACGTATCGATGTTTCCCTATTGGTTTTTTACACGTAAGGCATATTTTAAAGGGAATCGTTTCACGTGCACCTTTTAATATTTTACTCTTCTTTGCTTTCACGCATCCGCCTGTGCCGTCAAATGATGTCTGCAGCGATAACCGCCTAACGCTAACCGCACTGGAAGCCCGCAGCCGTTATCCATTGCATCCAACTCGGCAAGCGTGAATATTTTACCAGCGTTGCGTTTACATAACTCGTGCGATGTAACCTGATTCGCCGCGGGACCGTCCCAAAGAAATTTGTTCGTCAGTGTAACTTCAGCCGTCGCGATTGTCAAGCCGTTATTAAACTGCGACAGGGAAGTGAGTGCAAGTGTTTCCGGCTGTGATACTTTTAACAACCGCAATTGATGCTTCAATGCTTGCGGTCCTTCTTCGTTTGCAATCGCGCGCTGAACTGTCGGTATCAAACCCTTTACGAGATCTCTTTTGAGTTTTGGAAAAGAGAGGGCTGCTGCCGACTTTACAAGATTTATATCTGCATCGATCAGCTCGTCAACTACACTGCCTCGTGCAATTAGAATTTCATCGAACGCGGCATCGAGCACTCGTTTGAGCTTTGCAGCTTCTGCAGGCGGCAATCGGAATGTTTGAAGAGCTGCGAGAATCTCTTCCGGAGAATCTCCGTTTCTAATCATGCGGTCGATTTCTTTGAGCGCTGCACGCACAAGCGCATCGGCAGAGGTTGAAATACTTTGTTCTAATTCCGCGCGTGTCATGCATCAACCATTATTTTTTTATTGGGATTGTTCCGCTTGAAATATGTGATATTAATTTTTTCCTCGGTGCGTATGATAGCTGCGCATTTCAAACAGACACGTATCCGGATGCGGATGTTGCGCGATATGTGCACGTAGCTTTTAAGCACATGGCTATCGTAACTGCCGCAAGCCGGGCATTCCATCAGTTTGATCCTTTTATTGGAATCGAATATTCGGCCACATGCGCGCCGGTTTCCGTTTCGATCAATCGCATATCAATGGTGACGCCTTTTTGTTTCAGGTCATACACGCGCGCACCGAGGCGAAGGCAGCCGTATTTGCGCAGCGCTTCCAGAGGCGTGAGTGTTTGACCGCTTCTAAGGTGTTCAAGTATTTTTTCCGATTGCGTCATAAGTTCTCCGCGTCGTTTTACCGTTTAATGATAAGTGCTACCAGGGCAACGATCATAGCGATAAATGCAAGATAAACCCAGAGTGGAATCTTTTCGACCGGGTAAGGTTTTTCAATAAGCGAATCGCGCACCATCCAATGCACAGATGTGTCGCTCACGAGTACGTCAATATTCCACAGATCGGCAGGCCATTTATAATTTGCAGCAATGCGGATGCCCTTCACCATTGTGTCGATCTTCGCATCGATTCTTCGTGCCGCGGGTTTGTGTACCGGCGATTCTGCCCGTGCGGTATCCAGCGTCACCGATGTTCTGTTTGCCGTGTCCACGTGCGAGTGTTTACCGGATCGTGCCAGCTCAACTTTGAGAGAATCGCTGTGCGCGCCTTCGATGTGAGTCGGTTCACGCTGCACAAGAAGCGAGTCCGGCCGTTCGGTTACTGTGGATCGTGTGACGGCGGTTGTTCCGCATCCGATTATGGTTATCACGATAATTGCAAAGCAAAATAATTTCATACTTTCTCCTTTGCAGCAATGCGGCTGCTGAATTGTTCCTGTTTCCGAAGTATCGCCTGTGGCAGTGTTTCTTCTTTCCATACTGCGAATGTGCCGTAGAGCGGATGCGTGAACAATGGAAGCTTCGAGCCATCATAAATATCCTGCATACCATTGTAATTCACATCGTACCGCCGGGCTTCATGCTCATAAAATTCTTTTGAACCATCGATCATAACATTCTCCTTTTTACTTCGTTCTCTTGACGGGATTCGAACCCGCAACCTTCTCATGGTGTCTCCAGAAAGATTCATCATCCTTCGGCTTGGAGTTTCCAACTACGAGCAACTGACGCCATTCCAGCTTCAAGAGAACCATCATTTAAATATTTTCAATCGTTACAGCTTCGCTTTTGTAAAGGCCGGTGTAGCGGAATGTTTCCTTTCCGGTAAGCTCCGCTTTGAGCGCTGCTTCAGCTATGGGATATGCAGCCGCTTTATTTTCTTCAAGCGTGCTCACCGATGCGTTACGCTTCATTGCACCGCCCTCGTAGACTTCGAATTCGAACGTATATTTTTTCTTAGCTGCCGGCTGTGCTTGAGGCAGAGGAGGAAGCGAACTATCCGCAGGCAATTCCGGCGCCGGTGTTTCTACTTGAGATTTTTTCCACTCGTCAATGAATTTCTTCGTCAACGTTTCGACGGCGCAGTCCGCAAATACTTCGGCATCCTCATGGGGCTGACCGAGATCTAATTCGGTTTTGAATACTTTTTGGTATTCCGCCTGCTGCAATCCCGCCAACTCTTCCTTTTTATCCTGGGGAAGTGCCTCGTAAATGGCAACCATTTCAATAATATCCGGCGAAGCGTCTTCAATATTTTTCTTTCCAAACAATTTCATAGGTAACTCCTTTTATAAATGGTTATTGAGCGTTAGGGATTTCATCCCACTTGATGTCAGCGTAAAACTTTTCCTCCTGGTCGATCTTTATACCGACAGCGGCCAGTTTTGAATCATCGATCTCTTTCGCCGCGTACGATGCGAGGATGCTGTCTTTATCGATTTCCTCTTTCGAGCGGATGTAATCCTTCCCGAACCGCACCTTCTTGAGCAGCTCCAACACCGTATCCCATTTGTATTTTCGGTTCAACAGGGCAACCTTGGGCGGTGTCGTTCTGAATCCGACCGTACCATGCACGAGATCCTTACTGCGCAGCGCTGCGAAGTCTGCCTTGTTGTTAATGCAGAATTTCTCAAGCTCTTTTTCGAGCAGAGATTTCGTCGTGCGTACGAGATACGTATTGATTTCATACTCATCCCGGATCTTCTGGATCTGTTCGTTCATTTCTGCTTCCTGCTTTTGCAGTTGCTGTTCGCAGTCCGCAATTTTCAGAAGCGTTTGATCTGCATCGCCGAATGAACGGATCGGCTCCGGCTGAGGAACATCCGGCAATATTCTTGGTTCTGTTGTCATGCACTTTCTTTCTGCGTTATAGGTTGATTAAAAAGCGGGAATCGAGCATCGAAGAGCGTCGTTCCCTGTAAAAATTCTGCCATAACTTTGAGCTGTTTATGTTTACCGGCCAGCTCTCTCCGCAGTTCTTTCCGATCCCGGAGAATTTCATTATACCGCACAACTCCCGGCCGTAATTCATTGGCTTCGTGATCGTATCTGTGTATCGCCGCTTCCAGCGTTTTTATTTCTTCGGAGTGTTTCTCCAATCGATCACCAAGCACTTCCATGTTGATCGTTATCGCCTCTTCCGTCCCGCCCGTCGTCATCGCGCTTCCTCCTATGATTGTTTTAGTACGTGAATTGAAACTGAATTATCTTCCTCTGTGAATAATCGGTTCCGCTCATTCATGATCACAAAAAGATCATCCTGCAGATCGTTCGTGTCATCGCCCTTTGCATATTTCGCTTTAATTTCCCGCAGTGTCTGGGCATACAGACAATCGAGAGCTGCGCACATATCGAGATGCGGCCATAGTGTGCTTGCAAGTCTGAGCAGTAATTGCCTTCGAGTTTCAGCGTCCCGTTCGCTCGAACAACATATCATTCCGATAATCCATCCCATGCCAAGAAAAAATGCAATTCCCAAAATGATGAGTTTCATTGTAGCATCCTCCGTGTTAGTTGATTCGTTCTTCTGCCACTACAAAAAGGCAGAGCAGTTTGAAACGCAAACGCTCGTAGTATGCCTCGCCGGGTGATTTCTTCTTGAGATATTCTCCGAAGAACATCCAGCGTAATAAGAGAGCGTTGGCTTTCGTTGTTAAGGGATAGTGTACCTGTGCTTCACGCACGACATCCTTGTGATTGATTCCTGCATCGATGCAATATTTACTCATGCCGTCCGTCCGATCTGTTGTTTATTGATGCGATTTTATTAAATACATCGCCGAGTGACATCGGCTGTGATTTGCTTTTTTTATTTTGTTCCAGCTTCGCGAGCGTTGCCTCGTATTCCGGTGTGCCGCGTTCCAATTGCCCAAGCTTGATGCGAAGAGACCTATTATCGGAGGAACTCACATCCTTGCTTAAGCTTTCGTCACGCGACACAACCGTTTCGGGACCTGCGAACATCTTTAAATTAATCTTACCGTCTGGAAATCTTGTTCCCTTCAGCACATCGTCCGCTCTGCGCTTCGCACAGTTGAGTACGAATTTTTTATAGTCCTTTGGTATTTTATCCGACCTGCGCACGAGATACGTTTCGAGCTCGATCATCAAGCTCTGCCAGTTCTTTACGTGCGAGTAACGATAGTGCAGCAGATCGAGCATGCGCTGCGTCATGACCAATTCGGGAAATACCTTTGAGACCCAGATTATTTTCTCGATAGATTTCTGCTTACTCATGATCGGCTCCATCGACCACGCCGGCCTTGAGTCGTTTTTCAATGCGCTCAAGCCGTTTGATGAGATACCATGCTTCCTGATTCGTCAGCTCGTCAAGCTTCACGCGCTTTGCATCCTTGAGCCTCACAACCCACTCCTTTGCTTTTTTCCAGAACCAGTCGTGTCCATATTTCTCATCGATAATAGAGTAGCGGCCGAGCTTCACGATCCGCTTGATCTGCCCGGATGTCGCTTTCGGTTCGAGTGAGTTGTTTGTCTGCGTGACCTGCGCTCCAAACCGGCGTGCATCGGATATTTCCTTATTCAGTTCGCGCAACTGTTGAAGCGTGAGGTCTGCGAACGAACAGATCCCGCAGAAACGCTGAGCGCAGAGATCATGCACAATACCAAGCTCGTGATCCGCCGCATGCAGCGATGCAATCAGCACCTTGCGTTCTGTTTCTTCCGGAGTCCCGCCTTTGTATTGCCGTCCGGAGCGCGAACGGTGAACGAAAAGCCCGGGTGATGTTTGTTCGATAAGCATTATTGCACCGATACCTGAGCAAGAACGCGTGCGGACTGATTTTTATCGAGCAACTTCGTAAGCTTCGTATCCGGCACATCCATCCCGAATTTTTTCAGCAATCCAAAGATCATTTTCCGCGCACCGTTTTTTTCGTGTTGAGCGATAACCAACTCCTTGTCTTCTTTCGAGAGCATGCGCAGCTCTTGATATTCTTTCGATTCCCGCAGCTTTGCATTGAGCTCGTGCTTGCGCTCTTCGATTTCAAGCCGTCGTGTGATCGTGTTCGCCAGCGATTGATCGACCATCAACATCTGCCGACGCGCTTCTTCTCTTGTATCCGCCTTGATTAATGAATTGCCCATTATTCCGTCTCCTCGTTTTGTTGGTTTTTAAAAAGGTTGCTGTAGAATTCTTCACCGAGCTTCATATATTCATCGTCCATCGGTACTGTGTTCTCGGCCGCAACCGGTGTTTTTAAATTCTCATAAATTGATTTTTCAATATTTCGCACGCCGATCTGTTCGTGCGCTGCAGGAGACTTCGCTTTCCAGAGTTCATCCATTTGCACGAGCGTGGCTTTTGCCTCGGCAACTTCACGCGTTCGCTTCTTGATGATGTTCCGTGTCTTGCGATATGCCGTTGCAATTTCACGCGTCGGAGTCTCAATGCGATTCTTGCCGCGCAGGTCCCATGCTCCGCAGATGCAGTTTCCGTTCAGGTCGCATATCCAAGCCTGATACATGTTTGCCGGATTGACAACAACTTCAAACGTCTCACTGTACCGCTCGCATGGTATTCCTTCACCATCCGGCACGTACACAATTTTCTTTGCACTTATCGCGGCAGGTGTAACGAACACGCCCTGCTTGATGCCTGATCGGAATTTTCGAGAGAAGAGAAAAGCGAGTTTCATCGGATCGATCTTGAACGGCTCGAATGATTTATAAGCGCGGTCGAAGGCATCTTTCAGTGAGCGCGGGCGGTTTGCATTTTCCTCGTGATGTGATTTGTAGGAAGGGTTCATCCACGAGGTGCGCTGCGCTTCACGATAATAGCCATTCAGATATACTTCAAATTTTTCTATCCACTCAGAGAGGGTGTGTGTTGGCTTGACGTAACTTAGTTGACGTGTTGGCTTGCGGCTTTCTTCCTGACTTGGAGAGTAAGATCTTGAGAACGCGCAGAATTCATCTTTAAATATTCGATGCTGCCGTTCGTGCGATCCCTTGCCGTATGGCTGGTATGGCTCTGAGAAAATGACGCGCGTTTTTGTTTCATGATCCTGCGTTGTGTAAAGTCCGCGCAGGAATCTCTGTACTGATTCGTTTGTGAATTCCGTGCCATTATCGAGCAGCCATGTGGACGGCCTGCCCCAATTATAAACGACATCGAGCAGCACGCCGAGCACATCATCCTGTGAAACGCTTTTTTCGAATGCTTTCCATGCCAGCGGGTATCGCGTTTTCGAATCGAATGCGAACACGCAGACCATGGATACATCCTTGCCGTTGTATTTGAATTTTGTTTTCGTCAGGTCTTCCATTCCCCAGCTTTTCAAAACGCGATCCGGGACAGTCCAGCCATCGAGAGATACCTGCTCAAGGAATTCGAATTCAGACCAGAGATCGCGTCGCACGCGTGGTGTATGTTTTTGTTCGAACTTACTTTCCTGATGAAATAAAAGGCGCTGCGGTTCAATCTCTCTTGCCCGGGCCCGGAAATATCGGATCGGAAGATCGACACCTTCAAACTGGCGGCGCATGAGATTGTAGGCGAGCTGCACATTGGCGCATTGTGCATTTTGAATATAAATACTATCGAACATTACGAGAGCTGCTGCAGGAATTTCTTTTTTTGTTGTGCCACGGTCGGCACGAGCCTTGCGTTGCACACGCTCCGGATTTTTCCACATCCGATAAACGCTCCAATAACTCACATCATATTTCTTTGCAATTTTGGAAACAGCATCGGATTCGTTCTTCGCATTCATCGCGTTCAGTTCACTAAGCACCATCTCACGCTGTTCATTGCTGAGATGCTTTTTCTTTCGTGCGTCATCCTTCACGATCACGAAATAGCGCGGTGTGCCGTTGGCATGCGTTCCATCCTGCGTGAGATCGTATCGCATACCGGCATGATCGATAAAGAGATAATCGGATGTTATTGCCATCTTGCGTACGTATTGGATTGAAAGTTTCTTTTGACACGCGAATTGTTCAAAGGAGATCATAGAGACATTTCCATTTGATTAAAGTCTTTGATTCGTTTTTGTAGGGAAGCACTGTATTCCATTACGGCTTGCAGCGCGGAGTTTGTCTCTTCTAATTTTGCGGGGGAAGGTGATTGAAAGAAGTCCATCAACAATTTACTCGCTGCAGAGCATAGCGTATTGTATTCGTTCACTGCATCGACTTCATCACGCTTGTCGTGGAAGCCGCGAGGTGCGCGGACAGTGAGAAATCCACAGAGTCGATTCAAATATTTTAGAACGGAATAATCGCCGGAAGATTTCATGAGTGGAATAAGGTGTTCAATCGGGAACTTTACGCCGGACTCGTCTGTTGGTAATCCAGCGCGATACAAATACGAAGGGCTAATTCCGGTCTCATCGGCCAACTGTGCAACACTCTTTGCGTTGCGGTGGATAGTTGTGTACAGAAGCGTTTTAAGGGATTGTGTCATAGCTCTTATAATCTCCCTCCTAAATAATAATTGATTTACACTAAGGCAGTAGTTATATTGCGGGCACGCGGATTGCTACCGTTAGCGCGGCGGCTATGCGTTTGGGAATGAGCCAGTGCATGTTTATCCGCATGCCCGTTGTTATAGGTTTGCTTCATTTGCTGTTTCAGCTCGGTAAGGCTCATCTTCAACACGTCTGCAATCTGCTGCAATCGTTTTTCACTTGTTCTAACTCCGCGCACCAGTTGATGCACGTAACCAGGTGTGATATTTAATCGGCGAGCAAGTTCAGAAATGTTTACAAGTTCGAGATCCATCTAAGGTGAGCCTTTATAATTTGTGTATGTAATTTTAAGCATCAAAAATATAATACACGAATCGTGTAATGTCAAGAGGAAAATCAACAAAATGTTAAAAATAATTGTGGGCGAGCGATTACGTATTATCCTCGGTATGGACAGGCAAAAAGACTTTGCCGCATCGCTCGATGAATCACCTCAAACTATTAACAACTACCTTTCCGGCATACGATTTCCATCGGAAGACTTTATGCTCAAACTTGTTAAAATTAAACGTGTCAACCTGAATTGGTTTATTGCGGGAGAAGGTGAGGTCTATTTAAAAGAGCAGAAAAACATTGAAGCTATTGAAAGTATTCCAGCTCTTATTGGCATGAAAAATCTAACGGATCAATTCATGTATAAAGTGTCCGAAACGGTAGCAGAATACAATAAGAAATCGAAGGAACTTAAAGAGCGTAAAAAAACGAAGAAATAGCATTATAAACCCCTTGAATTAGTTAATCCCGAATAGTATCATTTGCTGATATTTATTAGATAATCACATAGAAAGGTCGCTAACTATGAAACAATTACCAATATTCCTTTCTGCTTTAGTCCTATTTGGATGCGTCACTGCACGAGAAACAAGTAGATCGATTATTAGCACCGGCTGGGATTTTCGCGAATGCACAAAAAATAATTTCTTTATTACTACCGAACCTCCAACCGGAATATATGATCCGATTGGTGTGTTTAGCTTTACAATTCGACCGAGTGTAATGAAAAATAACCAACAGAAACCCGATAAATTTTACTGGATTTCGGTGTTCGATGATAAAACGGGAATGAGTCAGTGGTGTTTTGAATATATATCTCCAGACACTATAATTAATATCATTTACAAAGAAATATCTTCTAAGGGGGCAAATGCATTTACAAAATTTTCAGCAGAAATGAAGGTCGAAAAGAACGGCGACATCACAGTTCCATACTGGGAAGTGTCAGGTTTCGCTATAAAACGGAAATAAGTTTTTGTCATTTTGTCATTAAATTTTATTGCCGTGTCGATGTCGAAAATAATACATAATCGCCATATTGAGTACGCGTGCGCACGCGTACGAGTACGCGTGCTATCGAAAATAAACTATAAACGCGTCTTTTTTAGCACGCGTCAAACGGTCAGCGTCAAAATCATTATAAAATCAGCGGTTGGCGTCAAGTCATTTGCAATTATCGTGTAAATGCGAGGCTGTAAGTCCTTAAATCACGTCAGTGTCATTTGCAATTATCTCGGTCAATATCAATATCTAGTACAGATGCAATACTCCTATTTGTTCCTTGAATTAGTTCAATGGTAAGATAAATGTTATATATTTTTTTTGTCTTATCG